CGCGGCTTCCCGCAGCAGCAGCTTCAGACGTTGCTCATGGGTTCGCAGGGTCTTCCGTCCCCAGTCACGCAAACGACAACTGCACCAGGCCAGTCAACACTCGGCCAAGTTGGGTCGGCTGCGTCCTCAATTGGCGCTCTTCTTGATCTCTTTGCAAAGGGCTAATTAGATGTCGGGAATCCAAGACTTAGCGCGTTTACTAATTCCTAACCGCACTCCTCCGGGTGGCGTGGTGCGTTCTTCTGGGGCTATGCCTTCTGTTGCCCCAGTTAGTGCCATGCCGCAGATCGCACCAGCCGCAGCCCCGCTTACGCCAACAGCAAAGTATATCCAAGATATGCAGGCGCTGATGACGGGGGGCATTGGCCCACTATCAACCGGCCAGAAAATATCTGCGGTTGGTCAAGTACTTCAGGCCGCAGGTAGCCGTGGCGCGACAGACCCTGGCGCAGTCATTCAGAATGTCCGCAAGCAGCAGATGGAGAAGCTGAACGCTCAGTATCAGATCGCCCAGTTGCAACAGGCTCAGCAGCAAGAAGCTGTGCAGCGTGCGTCCATTGAGAAGTATAAGATTGCGCTTGACGAGGATGAGATTAATGCGCTGGGCGGTTTGTCTCTTGAAAAGCAAGCCGACAAGATTGCAGAGATTGCTTTCCGGCAGGATCAAGTTCAGCAGATTAAGCGCGCCGACGACGGCCAAACCTACATCTTGTTTGCAAGCGGTAAAGAAAAGAAAGCTGGGTTTAACCTTCCGAAAGATTACGAGAAGATTGACACCGGCAACGGATTTAAGTTTGTTAACAAGGATGATCCAACCGAGTTTCTTAAAGACGAATCTGGTAAAGATTTGTTTATCCCACAGCAGATGAACGCCTACCAGCGCGAGAGCCTTGGTATTCAGCGCGCTCGTCTTGCAAACGATATTAGAACTGGTGGTAGCAGTGGTGGTAGCGGTGGAAAGTTGAATAAACCCGAACCAGTCATAGTAGATGGGATTGAACAACTGCGGCAGTGGGACCCTAAACGCAATATGTATGTTCCGTTTACTCAGCCGGGTGTTACTAAACGATCTAAAGCCCCCGGCATTGTAGAGGCTTTTGGTCGGGTTCTTCCGAAAGCGACCGGCGTTCCACTTATCCGTCAATAGGACTTTAGATGGCCGAGACAAAGCCGAAAGGCGCACCAGTATTTCTGGAAATTCCTACCACTGGGGAGAAGATCACGCTTCCAGGGGTAACGTCGCTTAACAATCAAAACGAACTTAAAGCTGCGGCTGACGCTTGGATTGCAAAGAACTATAAAGGCCCAACACTTGCGGAGCCTATTATCATACGCCCGCCGATAGCAGGCAAGCTGCAAGACGTAACTATTGCGTTGCCGTTTGCCCCGCCAAAGACCGTTGCTTCGGTATCTACTATGGCTCCGGACAGAGTTGTCCCCGCTACGGCTGGTGCGATGCAGCTTACCGATGAAGACCGCTTGGCGCAGCGCGAAATGCAGGGGGTCTATGACGCGGGTATCCGCGACGGAAAAACTCCGGATCAAATCCTTCAAGAAGTTGCGGACATTGGGGTAAAGTACAAACGCCAAATTGACCCAAATTATCTTGACTCCGTTCGTGCCGCCGCTGCCAAGCGCGGCCCCATGCAGTTCATCCCAACGCAGACTGGTGAAACGGGTGCGGCAGAGGGCCTGCTCGGAGATGTGTTGAAGACCGACCTTGGCCAGATGGCCGCTGGTTATTTCGGTGGTGCGGCTAACGCTATCACTGCGGGTTATGGCATGGACCCAGAAACCAAAGACTATCTGCGCGAGACGGCTCCCGTTTCGTCGTTTGTCGGCGAACTGACTGGTGGAGCATTGGCTACAGTCCCCGCCATTCGTGGTGCGCAGAGCGTCCTCGCTGGCACTCGACTCGCCGGAGCCGCGCCACTTATCGGCGAAGCCGCATACGGTGCACTGTACGGTAGCGGAGAAGCTGGCGAAGGTAATCGTCTTTTGGGCGCTACTGTCGGCGGGGTTGGCGGATTGGCCGGTGGTGCGCTATTGAATCGGTTTATACCCGGTGGTCCCGGTACATTTACTGGCGCTCCGAAAGCTACACTTACCCCAGAGATGGCCGCAGTTGCCGCGCCTGTTCCGCCTGTTCCGCCTACTCGTATGCCCGAAGAACAGGGCATGGCGGGTATTAAAGCGTTAGGTGAGAAAGGCCAGACGCGGCCTATCGCTACGCAAGAAGTGACGGACAAAGTTCTGCGCTTTGAGGTAGACTACCTCAAGGAGACGGGCCTGTCTCGGCCAGAAAGACTTCCGCTTAAAGACTTCTTCTTCATGCACTTTGACGCAGGTACGCTCCCTATGGATCGTACCCTTGAACTTGCAAAGCAAGCCGGTATCGACCCTTCAGATTTGACAGACTTTGTGGCTGGGTCGCAGCAAACGGCAACCGAAGCGGCGCGTATTCTTCGTGCCCGCATGGTGATGAGCAAGTACATCAAGAAGGAAGCGGCGGATGTCGCCGAAGCTGGCGTGAAAACGCCGGATGAACTTGGTCTGTGGAAGCGCACGACCGACGCAACGCGTGGCCTTATGGTGTCGCAGCTTGCAACGACCATGCGTAATACATGGGGTTCCGTTGTGCGTCTCCCAATCGACATGGCTACTTCACTTACATCGACCGCAATTAACGCAGCTATAAACCCATTTCGGAACGACAAGGTTGGGACGAGCGCGCTCGACGCGTTTGCTGTTCTTACTGATCGATTCCAACCCGCACGCAATAAGCAATTCTACGAACAGCTTCGCACATACTACCCAAAGACTGTTAAAGACCTAAACGCTACATACGCGGCGGATGTTGCAGGTGGTGTGGCTAAAGACAAATTTGGTAAAGTGGAAAAAGTCGTTAACACCCTTAACTTGGTGAACCGAGTTACCGAAACGACAACACGCAACGTAATGTTTCCTGTTTATCTACGCCGAGAATTAACCCGTCGCGGCATGAACATCGACGATATAGTAGACACACAACGTCTTGACGAAATTCCGCAAGACGCCATTGAAGCGGCGCTTCGGGAAACGATGGACTTTACCTACGGGGCCGCGCCAAAAACCGATCACATTATGGGTAAAGTTGCAGACAAATTTATAGGCTTGGTCGAAGCACTTGGCCCAGCAGGTGTGACCGTCGCGCCGTTTCCGCGCTTTATGGTTTCCGCCATACGTTTTCAGGCCGAGTATAACCCGTTGGGGGTAGCCCGTCTTCTATCACAAAAGAACCGCGATGCTATGATGGCCGGTGATCCTGAAGTTTTGTCCAAAGCTATCGTCGGCACTGGGTTGTTTGGGGCCGCGTATCTGTTCCGTAGCAGCGACGCAGCCGGTGAGAAGTGGAGCGAGGCCAAGTTGCCGGATGGTCGTGTTATCGACATGAAGGCATACTTCCCAGTTCCTCAGTACCTTCTCGTCGCGGATATTATTAAGCGGTACAACGACGGCAAGCTCAACGGCCAAACGCTCGATCAAGCAATCGACGCTAAAGAAATTTTTCAAGCGGTAACTGGCTCTCAGTTCCGAGCGGGTACTGGCCTGTATGTTGTCGATGAGTTCATCAAAGACTTTACCGACGCAGGCTCGGACCCTAAGAAATATCTGGATATTATCGGTAAGTTCGCCGCTGATTACGGCGCGGCTTTGTTCACGCCAATGCAAGGGCTTAAAGATTTTTACGCCGCGTACGACCCAGAAGAAGCCATCTATCGAGATGCAAAGGGTGACATGCTTGGGACACTTACTCGGTCAATCCCCGGTGCGCAACGGGCGCTAGGTGTTCCTGAAGCGGAAAGCCCAACACGCGAAGGTCCGATGACCACAACTAACCCGGCGCTGCGTCAGCTTCTCGGCGTTACAATCCGCCCAGCTAAGAACCCTGTTGAAAGCGAGTTAGATCGTCTGGGTATTGCGCCCTATAAAATGGGATCAAATACCGGCGATGCCGACACCGACCGCCTTGTTAACCGCGAGCTAGGTATTATCGCCGAGCGCGGGATCGCACCGATGTTGCAGTTGCCTGAGTATCAAAGCCTCGATAATGTCGGCAAGTCCGCCGCGATTAAAGAGCTTTATGCTAAGGCGCGTCAAGCAGCCAACGCTAAGTTTGACGAGGAAAATCCGGAACTCGGTTTGCTGAAAAAGGTTAAAGCGGCTAACCGCGAAGAAGAAATTATGATTAACCGCCAAGTCAAAGTTAGCACCGGCATGAGCGCGCCGGAACTTCTTCGTCAGTTAAGCAAGGCTCCACTCATGAAGAGCCAAGAACAATTTGACGCGCTGCCCAACGGTGCACAATACACAGACCCAGGTGACTACAAGGTATACACGAAAGGCAAGTGATGGCCAAGAAGACTAGCGTTAAAGACTTAACATGGCGACCACAGCCAAAGTCGAAACGTCGCCACAAACCCGACGGGCTTCGCCATCGTAAGTCTTTGGGGCCACGCAGTAACTTGCGAACTAGCTTCTAATACTATACATACCGCCCATGAATATAGTTGGATGTGATCCCGGAGCCTTCGGAGCAATAGCTATATTGGATACCGAAACTCGGCAGCTTACCCTCATAGATATGCCGATTATAAAAGTTAAGCGCGGGCCGCGAGTAGTTAACCAAGTAGACCCTGCTCTTTTAGCCCAAGCCCTCCTTCCACATATACATGAAAATGATCAGGCTTACGTTGAGAAAACGTGGGCCATGCCAGGGCAAGGCGTGTCCAGTTCTTTTGCGTTTGGCCGTGCGGGCGGTGTATTGGAAGGTGTCCTTGCCACTTTAGGCGCGACTGTAACGCTAGTTCCCCCTGCGACTTGGACAAAAACAATGCGGCTATTTAAGGGAAAAGACGCAAGTAGAGAACGTGCTATTGAATTATTTCCAGAACACGCTACTATGTTTTCTAGAAAGAAGGATGACGGGCGCGCCGATGCGGCGTTGCTTGCTGTTTGGGGACTAGAAAATGCCAACAAAGCGCGGAGTGAAACTCCAAGAAAACGAACGATACAGCGATAAATACGCTGGCTTAATAGAAAAAGGCGACGGCATATTTAGGAAGCCGTATTTATACCGAGGGAAATCGGCCAATAGATATTTTATAGAAACTAAGTGCGTCTGTGGTGCAGTAGTTTTGGCGCATTTAAGTAACTACAAAAGGTACGGCTCGGCGGTTTGTTCTGAGGAATGCCGTAAGGCAATTGTAAGTAAACCGGACGGGTCTGTTCGCAGACGCAGGGGAACTAACAAAGGCAGCATTATAGAAAAATGCACGGGCCACCCATACGCTAAAAAAGGATACGTCCACCAACATCGCCTAGTTGTTGAGCGTGACATTGGCCGGTTCCTGACTCCGGAAGAAGTTGTTCATCATATAAATTGCGTAGACACAGACAACCGTTTGGGCAACTTGTTCGTGTGTTCTAAAAAAGAACATGCTGACGCACATAATTCTTTAATGGATTGTGTCCCTTTTTTATTAGAACATAATATCATAAAATTTGATACGGAAACGGGGAGCTACCGAATCAATGGATCATCTGTTTGATTACCAAAAAGTCGGCGCAGACTTTCTTTGTAAGAACCCCGCCGCATTTCTTGCGGATGAGCAGGGCCTTGGCAAAACACTTCAAGTTATCGCAGCGTGTGATACACTCGGCTTAACAAAGGTCGTCGTGATCTGCCCCGCCATCGCCAAGATTAACTGGCGTCGTGAGTTCGACAAGTGGGGTACGGTCGAGCGCGAAGTGAAGGTGTTCAGCTACGATAAGATCACGCAATCGAAGGAAGTTCGCAATGAAATCGCAAAGTTCGGGCCAGATGTCCTCGTCTTGGATGAAGTACATTATCTCAAAAACCGTACTGCTAAGCGCACAAAGTATCTATATGGTCAGTACTGTCGTGGCGATGGGCTTGTTCGTTTCGCTGATCGTGTTTGGCTTCTTAGTGGTACTCCCATTCCTAATAACGTCAGCGATTTCTGGACGCATCTCAAGGCTATATGGAAGTACCCTCTAAACTTTACCGAGTTTACGACCTACTTCTGCAAGACATGGTGTGGCTCATTTGGGCTACAAATTCTTGGCAACAAGACTGAACGCATGGATGAGTTCAAGACCGTGTTGAAGGCAATCATGCTCCGCCGCAAGGGCGAGGTGGTGCTGAAAGATTTACCTCCAATATGGTGGCAATCTGCACCAGTTGAGATTGATAACTGGAGCGACCGCAAGCACATCGACGATCCACGCCAAGCCGAAGCCGTAGATATGATCCTCGCGCATTCGCTTACCAATCAGGACTTGTCTTCAGAGATTGAGAGCCTTGCCCCTCACATCGCGTCACTGCGTCGCTTAACTGGTACGGCCAAGGCAGCGCCCATTGCCACACAGATAGCTGGCGAGTTGGCTGATGAGGCTTACGACAAGATTGTGATCTTCGCCTACCACACCGATGCAATCCAGACGCTGTACGATAAGCTGAAAGACTTCAACCCAGTGGTAGTTGCAGGTGGTATGGCGACAGCCGACCGTCAAGCGGCGATTGATAACTTCCAAGATGATCCGAAGGTGCGGGTATTCATCGGCCAGATCACCGCATGTTCTACGGCGATTACGCTGACAGCAGCCAATCAGGTGGCGTTTGTCGAGATGGATTGGGTTCCGGCGGTGAACGCGCAGGCAGCTAAGCGTTGCCACCGTATCGGCCAGACAAAGCCGGTCATCGTGCGGACGTTTGGCCTTGTTAATTCTGTAGATGAGATTGTGGCTAAGACCCTAGCCAAGAAAGCCCAGATGATTTCTGAGGCGTTAGATTAAGAAGGGATCGGGGTGACTTCCAACTCCCCGATCCCTCCCTTCACTTAAAGCAAATCATCTAAGTCTGAGATGTCTGCGGACGGACGCTCCGAAGCAGTGAACTCATCTGAAGCTGACAGTCGGCCATCCATACGAGGGCCATCACCGACCTTTTGGATATTGCCTAGTGAAAAGGAAACACCGCTGTTTCCATTGACGCTGTACGCATAGGCGCGCAGCGAGGCGCGAACCTTGGCCCCTGGATAAATATCTTTGGGGTCGGTGATTGGAGCAGGCTTGCCGTTCTCACCAGCAAACTTGCTGACAACGCCTGGGGCTTGCTTGGATTTGACATTTATAAAGACCGACCCTTCTGGGTAGCCCTTCTCTTCGCCATCGTTGCGGAAAGGCATACGGATTTTGCCGCCTTCCATTAGGCTCTTTGTCTTGTCTCCCCACTTCTCCTTAGCAACAGACGCCGCAACCGCTTTCAATTCCGACAGGTCAGTGCCGTCAGGGAATACAAGGCAGCAAGAGTACACTGGTTCAATTTGATTTGGCGGTATCTGTGGTTCAAAGACATGCGGATAAGAGATGATTGCTTCTGGCGTAATAACTTTACTCATTTTAACTCTCCTTACTTAGATGAAATACGGATTTCTGTGGCAAGAGTTTCCTTTGCCAAGTCCAGCATACGCTCAGTCCAACGAACGGTGGTTTCGGCGGTCTCTTCCGAATACATTTGAAGCCCGTCTTCATCGCACCAGATCACAATCGAAGCGCCGGTAGGCGATACGGTGTCTATATGGTGGAGAATTTCGCGGCCATGTAGGTGTGTCTTACTCTTTTTTGTCGTATAAATCGTAGGCATCGGTGTTTCCTTATTCAACGGTGAATTCGTCTGCTGCCAACAGGGCAACAGCCGGACGGTTATCTGTATCAGCGACCATAGATGTGCCGGATGATACAGCTATTACGAGCGATGTCGGCAAGTTCTTCTTGCCCACAATGCGCTCGATCTGCGGTGGCGACTTCAACTTCTTTTCGTAGATGTCGTCGTCATCGAGACCTTCTTCTGTGGCCCAAGCCACAACCTCTTCCTCAACACGCCAGCGGCGCGTCGGTCGTTTCTCAACCAGCTTGTAGCCGGGAAGTTCCGCGCCAGTATCAAGCAGGTTATTAGCGTGTCGGCGCAAGGACTTGATCCACTCTTCAATCAGCGGAACCCTTTGCAGGAAGTCCGCTATCTCTTGAGGGGATAGGTCATTGATGTTTCGTACTGTGCCGAACTCGTCTTGTGCGATCTCAAGGGCGTTGTTGCGCAGAGCCGAACATGTCCCCGCCGCCAAACAAAATGTGCAGTGCGCGCCAGAGATGCGCGGTGCGTCCGGCTTCATGGCTGCGTGCGCTGCGTCGATTAGGTCTGTGCCAAAGTCCATGATCTCGTCACGGGTGTAGCTGTACTCGCGCACCGGCCCGTCGTGGTGCATGGCGCGTGGCTGCACAACAACCGTGATGACCTTATTGACCGGAGCCTTCTCGCCTATCTCAAGGATAGCGCCAAGCGCATAGTATTTAAGCTGCGCATTGTCCTCGACTTCAACGGCAATACCTTGGCCGTGCTTGTAGTCGATGACGTAAAGCGTCCCGCTCTCTTTGCCGTAGATGATACAGTCCGCCGTGCCGAACATCGGCATAGGCGGATCAAGTTTATCAAGGCTAAATCTTTTTTCGTATCTACAAATATTCGGTTCGGTCGCGGCTACATCTCGGATGTAGTCAATGTAAACCTGCACCGCACGGGCCATATTGTCGTCAACCTTGTGGCCGTTATGCTCTTCGCCAATGAAGGCGAAGGCATCTTCATGTCCATTGACTAAGCAGAACTCACCCAGTTCATGCGCTGCCGTACCAAGTTCGGCGTATGGCGAACTCTCGTTAGGAAAGGGAGCCTCGGCTTCAAGTGAACCAGGGCAACTCATGCGGCGCTTTGCATTCGACGCGCCAAACTTTGCGTGTGCTGTCATTTCCGATACCTCTTTCCTTCTTTGCCTTCGGCGTTGATCGGGCATCCGTCTGCCCATGATGGACAACGTGTCATGATATCAATCATCTCTTCAAGCGAACCAAAACCATCTGGCACTTCGCTAATGATTTCATCGTGTACGGACAGGATTACGTTGTAGCCTTTAAGTTCCAACGCCATCATGGCCGTGGCCATCAGGTCGCGGGCGGTTGCTTGCACCACATTCTCCGTCAGTAGACCGCCCCAGATTATCTGGGACACCCACTGACGGGTTACACTATTCAACGTATCGACTTGCGCTGTGTCACGCATTGCCCCCCAAGGCGTCTCTCGCTGAATGATGCGCGGATTGTGGTAAGTAAGCGACCGCCCGCTAGGTAAGGGAAGGCCGACCGACCCAACACGGCCAGCCCCCTTAACCATCTCTACAAATTCGTTCTCACTATTACGCCAGTATTGTGCAATCCTGTCGTTCTTCTCACGGTACACGGACACGATGCGCTTGGCTTCGTCCTCGTCTACATTGATACCCATCGTGGCGCACTGCTCGGCGAAGCGTTTGCCGCCCATGCCATAGCCGCAACCCAAGATAGCCATCTTGCCAACTTGGCGCTGCCCGTCTGTCACGCTCTCCACGTTTACATTATAGATGGCCGATGCCATTTCTTTGTACACATCGCCGCCCTTGCGGAACGTCTCAACGAGATCGGTCTGTCCAGCTATCCACGCCAAGACGCGGGCTTCAATCGCGGAGTAGTCGGCAAACATAAGCCGATGGCCATCCTCGGCAATCAGCATCGAACGTAACAGGTCGGACGCTAGGACCGTTCCGGCCCCATATTCCGACACATCCTCGTCAGCCTTTAGCTTGGCGATGATCTCGTCTAACTCTGCTTGTTTCTTTTGTGGACGTGGGAAGTTCTGCGGCTGCACCAGCCGACCAGACCAGCGGCCTGTCGCCGCGCCATGATACATAAGAAGGCCGCGCATACGGTCATCCGCGTTAGCTGCGTTAACCATCGCCTCATACTTAGCTGTGCTAGACTTGGCTCCGTCTTGGCGTAGTCGCAGCACCTGCTTGATGATGGGGTGCAACTTCTCCATGCCCAGCATCCGCGTCACGGTCTGCTTGTCCACGGACTTAACTGGTAGCCCATAGCTACGAAGCCACGCGGTTAAGTCCATTGCGTTCGTTGCTGCTTTGACCTGGCCGTTGGTAAGGCGCTTGATCTCTGCGTCGATATTCTCTGACGCGGAGTTAGCAAGTTTGCTAACCCGTTCAATAAGGTCGAGGTCAACCTTAACGCCACGGTCATTGATGCGCTGGTCAAGTTGATACAGACGACGCTCACTGTCGGGCATATCGTTCAGCGTCGCAGCTACGGACAGTTCTGTTTTAACATCTTGGATGCAGTACGCTACTAGCGTATCTATTTTGTCCTTCGTGTTCCACCAAGTGTAACTGCCGTCCGCGTTCACCTTACGGGGCCGTGCCATCCGGAGCATAAGGGCCGCGCCAGCTTTGTCCTTCTGCTCTTCAACACCGAGGACAGACGCTGCTTGGCCTAGTGCGCGAGGTAGTCCCATTGCGCTGGCTTGCGCCATCGTGCAGCGCCATTGTTTAATCTTAGTGGGGGGCCATTCATAACGCTCGGTCATGATCTCGTTCCAGATCGTGCGTTCAAAGTTGGCGTTCCATGCGGAGAGCAATCCGCCTGCGATGATCCAATCTTCGAGGTGAGCATCTAACTCATTACCAGGCAACCATACCTGCACGTCGTCAGACCACGGGGCCTTGTATGCCATGCACCAGATGTCGGTTGAGGGATCGGAGGCGTACTTGTAGACACCCGTCTTGCGGAGATCGACGGCGCTGCGCGTCTCGAAGTCTATGCTTACTACCATATTCTCTCCACTTTTTTGTCGGTGTCACGTTTGCTTTCCATATAGCTGGCACAGAACGCATAGTGCCGTCAACAAAAAAAAGTTCTTGCGTTCGATATTCAAACTGTGCCACCCAAGAGAGGCAACAAAAAAGCAGGGGAGATTATGGTTAAGAAAATTAGCGCGTGGCATCCTGAAGAGGACGACCAACTCAAAGAACTTTACGAGAATAACGTACCGCTTGTGCGGATTGCGCAGGTTTTAGAACGTACTTACGAGTCCGTTGACAGTCGGCGTAGGAAGACAGGATTAAAACGGGAAGTTGTTTGCGAGAAAGTTCCACCGCCCGAAGACTTTGTAGGAATGTTGAACACCATGAACGTATCTCAACTCATGAAACATTACGGACACGCTAGGTCTGTGATCTGTCGTTGGATATTTGAACTTGAACTTACAACTATAGTGCGGGGCGGCAGGAAGAAGGTTATCCCTTCTAACTTTGACACAGTGGCCCCGACTATGACTTGCGCCGAACTAACGCGGCTATACAATGCTAACCGCGCAACTATTGTTGGCTGGCTTAGAGAGCGTGGGATTACTCCGCTGTCGATTTGGGATCGTCGTGCGTTAAACGCCAACCCCGTTCCAATTACGACCGAGGAAAGTGTTCCCGTTACGCGGCGTGAGTTAAGCGGTCGGACAAAATTAGTTGCCGCTGAAGCTGCAAAGTTTCTGCGCCGCTACCACCCATCTGTCCATCGCGCAGATATAAAGATGTTTGAGCATTCATCCCACACATGGGGTGACGTTAACAATGTACCCTTTCGCGGCGTTAATCAGTATTATATCGCGGGTAAAGGCATCATGTGGAGCGATGACCTCATCGCCTACGCTGAATCAAGAGGCTTTAAGATAAAGGAATTAACATAATGACACGTCCTACTAAAACTAAGGAAGAAGAAACGCCAGTCGTGAACGAGAAGGAAGCTATCATTGCTTGGCTTCGCACTGGCAAGTTGAATATGTTTGAGCGCAGCACACGTTGGCTGGCTGATCGGATTGAAGCAGGGGAGCATTTGAAATGAAACAGGTATTAGCAGCACAACTGGCCGAGTGGCTCGACAACAACATCCAGGGTTACGCCAAACGTAACGGCAACATAATAAATATCGAAGGCAGTATTGATGCCTACGAACTTGCGCTATATGTTCAGTCGCTCGGCGCGGGGAAGAGTACAGAGCAAATCCTTAACGACAACCGGACTTCATATACCGGACGGAGTTTTGCTAGGGGGGTCTAGTAATGAGCAAGATAAGATGGAAGGATGAAAAACAAACGGTAGAGTTTGTTCCAGTATTCATCATCGGTTTTGAAGAAGACTTTGAACGCGGCGTAGTATTAACAACACCCGCGTACAAAATACTAGACGAAGCTGAACCAGACTTCGCGCTCTACGCCATAGACGCAGCGGTAGATATGCTGATGCAGAGGCGGGACGAAATTGAAAAGAGGGAATTGCACTGATGAAGTTTCAAACATTGTACAAGATTGGGTTTACCGATCTCGTGTCCGTCATCCCACCGAACGCCGAGCTATCAGCCATGTCCAAAATCCAAGCGGATCAGGCGGGCAAAGCGCCGGGTCGGTTGAATGCACAAGGCACATGGGGCGGCTATGGCTGGCAGGACTACACGCCGACAGCTAATGACGTTGAGCGGTGGGACCGCAGCCATGCTAATATCGGCTTGAAGGCCAGCAAATACCCTGCGGTTGACATTGATGTTGTTAACGAGGGGCTGGCTAGGGTCATTGGTGATATGGCGGTGAAGGCATTGGGCAAAGCCCCTATGCGTATCGGTCGTTTCCCCAAGCGGCTGTTCATGTATCGCACCGAAGAAAAGATTGGGCGTATGCAAGTGCGGTTCCGTGATGGTCGCGGGGTCGAGCAGCTTGTAGAGTTTCTGGGTGACGGGCAGCAGTATGTCATTGCAGGTATACACCCTATCACTAAGGAACCTTACAGTCTCGATGTGGACCTGACGCAACGGGGTCCGGCTGGCTTGAAGCTGGTCACGCGGGAGAAGATCGAGCGGTTCTTTGCCGACCTGACGGAGACGTTGGAGATGATGGGCTGTATCATTATCCATGCGGATAAGACAGCGCACAAGGCAGTCGAGCGCCAGTCGGTAGACCAAGTGTCGCTTACCGCGCCAAGCATTACTCATGTAGCGGGGGCCGTGGCTGCTATCCCCAACAAGACCGAGCATTTCCCTGACCGTGATGACTATATCCGCATGGGCTACGCCATCAAGGCGGCGTGTGGCCCTGACCATGAGCCAGATGCGTTCGAGATATTCGCATCTTGGGCCGAGCGTTGGGAAGACGGCGTTAACTCGCTCGATACTATCGAAGCAGACTTCGGTCGTATGCACCCGCCCTATGAGTTGGGTTGGGATTGGCTGGCGGGTAAGGCTGCGGCCTTTGGCTACAAGCGCGAGGTCGATGAGTTCGAAGTGTCGGACTTTGATGATGAAGACTTCGGCATGGTGGCGTCAGCAGGTGAGACGCCGATAGAGTACAGCGACATCGCATTGGCGCAGCGCGTTGCACGGCTGCACGTTTCGGATATTCGATTCGTTGTGGGCGGCATGGGCTGGGTGGCATGGGACGGCAACAAGTGGGCGAAGGACGTAGCAAACAAGCACCTGTCCATTGTGCGCAAGGTCTGCGCGAACGCATCGGCTGAAGCCTTGGACAAGATCGAAAGCATAGCGAAGGGCGAGCGGATCGCGCAACGTGTGGCATCATACAATGTGATTGCTAACGTGGCTAAGCTGGCTGCGGTCGAGCCGACAATGCAGGCAACCACCGAGCAGCTAGACGCTGACATCTATATCCTCAACACCAAGTCGGGGATGGTGGACCTAAAGACGGGGGTCTTAGCAGCGCATGACCGTTCGCGCATGTGTACTAAATGCACATCGGTTGAGGCAGACTTCAGCAAGCCAGCGCCGCAGTGGCAAGCGTTCCTGAATGAAGCTTGCAACGGTGATAGCGAGATGATCTCTTACCTTCAAAGGTTGGCTGGCTATTCCGCAACGGGTAGTACCAAAGAGCATGTATTAGCCTTCGCACACGGCTCCGGCGGTAATGGCAAAGGGACGTTCCTTGGCGCGGTAGGAAACATCCTTGGTGATTATGCCACCGTGGCCAGTGCGGACGTGTTTCTTGCGTCGAACAACCAGAGGCATCCTACCGAGTTGGCGTCGTTGATGGGCGCTCGGCTTGTTCACGCGCAGGAGATTGACCCATCGCGCAAGTGGGACGAAGCCAAGGTGAAGTCGTTGACCGGCGGGGACAAGATCAGTGCGCGGTTCATGCGCCAGGACTTGTTTGAGTTCCAGCCGCAGTTCACGTTGGTCATCGCCGGTAACACTAAGCCAGAGATAACTAATGTGGATGACGCCATGCGGCGGCGTATGCACCTCATACCCTTTGACACTAAGCCGGTTCGTAAGGACGTTGACTTGCCAGACAAGCTGAAAGAGGAATACCCGGCAATTCTGGCGTGGGTTATCGAAGGCGCTAAGTCTTGGCTATTAGAGGGGTTGAACCCACCAAAGGCAGTAGTCGAAGCTACCAATGAATATCTCGCAGGAGAAGATGCATTGGCCCGCTGGGTGACTGAGCGTTGCGTGGCCTCCCCTGACCATGAGATGGGAACAACCGAAGCGTTCAATGATTTCCGCGATTGGTGCAAGGATAACAATGAGGCCAAGGGGCGTGACTGGTCGCAGCGTAAGTTCACAGCAGAGATGAAGACCCACGGCTATGACCACGCAAAGGATCGGTCGACACGAACGAAGCGTGTGTTCCGTGGTCTTGAGCTTCTCATTGGCGATGCGGACCACATGATCATCAACGCCATGATAGATGACCAAGCCGAGGATTTCTTTGGCGTGTCGATTAACTTCAACGCAGGTGAGGAGGAACTGTAATGTATGGAAATGATTTTATGAGATACAAAGAGATTCGTGATGCGCTCAACGCCGAGGTAGTCAGTGACGAGGTAGTCGATGTGGTTAATAGCCCATCGCACTATAAGTCTGGTGGCATCGAGGCCATCGAAGGTATCGAAGCGTCGATGGGGCCAGAGGCATATGCGGGCTACCTCAAGGGCAACGTCATGAAATACATGTGGCGCTATGAGAGGAAGGGGAAGCCCGTTGAGGACTTGAAGAAAGCCAGGTGGTATCTCGACCGGCTCATACAAAAAGTTGAGGGGGCATAACGCCCCCTCTTTTTTATAGTACGTTGAAACCGACAGGGAAAGCGTTGGCGGGTTGGTCACTCTTCACTATCTTATATTGTGAACCGCCATACCGAATACGGGCAGTGCGTTCGCTCTCGTATCTTACAACGGGCTTACCTGTCTTCAGGTTGATGACTTCGTAACTCATACTCATTCTCCTTCTTTTAAGAGCGGTCGGGGGCATGTTGGCCCTCTCGATCCGCGTTTGCATTATAGGCACGCTGTTCCTGTTCTGTCAATATGGAGATAGAACCATAGTGGTTGTAATATTAGAACCAAAATGGTGGCAATGTAGTTTGGGGACGCATAGGAGAAAGTTGGGGACGCTTTGGGGACGCTTCGGGGACGGATAAATATGAGGACTTCTGCGGTCGGGGACGGAAGGGACACTTAAATCTGACATGATTGGCCCTAATATAAGTAACAGTGTTACCCCTGTACATTTTACACTGTTACTTACTTACGCCAACAAACGGGCGTTCAAACCCGTCCCTTCCGTCCCCAGCCGCCTAGAAGCTGGGTTTTATGTGTCCCCGATTTGTCCCCGAAGCGTCCCCGATTTTCCGTAAGCGTCCCCGATGGCAGTTTTCCGTTAATCGTCGTCAAAAACACCTGGCAAGTCGTCCGCATCGAGATTATGAGAGCCGACTTGCTTGGGTGGTGTGATGTCGATGATGGTGTCATCGTCGATGATGTCATGAGCATCATGAGGATTTGATGACGCCAAGTTTAGCTGCTTCAGTGCCTCAAGGTGTAGTTGGTTCACGTTCACTTGAATTGCTGTGGCTGGCTTGGCTTGGAACCTGTCAGGGTTCGCAACGCCAGCCATCCATTTGCGCGTCTCGATCTTGAGCCGGTCAGCGTTGGCGGAGTTGTTGTCTGAGGCATCGGCAATGTCCAAGCACTCATCCGCCCATTGCTCCGCCGCGATTGACCTGGCTTGCTTGAACCGCTCCTCTCGGTTCGGGTCTTTGCGTATCCAGTGGTAGAGCGATAGGTTGCTGATGTTCAGTTCACGGGCAAGGCCAGCCATTGTCAGGCCGGATGCAATCTTCTCCAACAGAACAGTCTCGCCAACCTTGTCTAAGTTGGATGCAATCGTGCGGCGTTTAATATGTCCAGCCATGTCTTATCCTTTGAATACTGTTATAAGCCCGTATAAAGCCCATAGGGAGGCATACATGGCGATTGCTAGGTTACGGTCCCGATTATAGCTAGGCATGCTCCAGCCCCCTTAGAAACGTCTCTAAGAGGATAGAGACTGTAGCTGGCACTGGCCGACCACCTTGTTCATAATATCTTATCGACCTTTCGCACAGCCCTATCTTATCCGCAAGCTGGCCTTGCGTCAGGTTCAGCCTGTCGCGTATCGCTTTGAACTCTTCGTTTGTCATGTCTCATCCTTCAATGCTGCTTCGGCATCTTCAATCAATTCTATCGGGGGCCAGCGCAGATAGGCCACATGGTCTGCGGTTATCACGCCAAGGGATTCCAGATATTCCATCAAGCGATAGGCCAAGGTTGCCTCTGCCCGTTCGGTGTATCGGTCAGGCAATGCGTCATCATCATCTAGCAGTTCGCTGATGCGGGCGATGTGTTGTTGTGCAGTCTCGCTCATTTGCGTTGCTCCTGTTCTTTGCGCCTTTCGGCAAAGGTTTTCCCATCGAGACCGCGCAGGGGCCATGCGCTTTCGGATGATACGCGATACTTGCGCCCTAAGGGTGCGGCTTGCGGTGTCTTAATCATGCGGCCTGTCCCTCTGCTTTAACGACTGCGGCCCATGCGGCATCTAATGCGCTTCTGAAACTGTCGGTTCTATACTCTGAGGGCATATCCTCGTCGGCTTCACACGCCAGCCATGTTAGCGCCTGCAATAGGTCAGGCGCGGCATCGTGCAGCAGTTTGGTATGGCGGTTGCGCTCTTGCGCGGCGGTTTGATAATCAAAACTAGTCATAGTTTATTGTCCCTTCAGCATTGATTTTAATTCGGCCTTAATTGCGCGGGCGGTATCGCCTTTCCATGATGTCGCGTTCGATAAGAAGTAACGCACAATGCTTGATGCATCGTCGTAATAGTACTTATCGCGGATAGTTTGTAAGCTATGCATAGCCTCTAGATATGGAACCGCGCCAAAGTTTGGCTTAGTCCAGTCGTTGCTGATATCGCGGGCTATAGTGTTTAGTGTACGGTGCATAATATCTCTTCCCTTTATTGGCACTAGCGCCAGCCTCGGCGCGGATTGCTCCGCGCTCTGGTGGTGGTAGTTAACGCCCGTGCTCAAGCCCTATGTGATAGCCGCATTTTTTAACGTCTATGCCGCGATACAACATGCCGCGCTTGATAAAGTCAAAGCGCCACTTGGCTTGCCCTTGCCTAAGCTTAGGCCAAGCTATCTTTTGACCGTTGGCTAATATGGCCCATGCCGTCCAATTCTTTTCCATTAGTAAAGGTATCCCGTATTAAAAGTTTCATTACTTCCCCAAGGTTCCGCGCACAAAACGCGAGCGAAACAATTCACGACGGAATAGCCGGGGACAAGATAAAGCTTCCCGTCGCAATCAAGCGCCGTCCAGATATATCTTGCGTTAGTGTCCGGCGGTATATCTTGCCAGTCGCGCAACATCTCTCCACTAGCCGTTTCGATAGGTTTATAACGGCGCTCAAAAACACTATAGGTTCCGGCGCGGACTCTCTGATTGATACGTTTTGTCATTTTAATTTACTCCCATTGCAACGGCACTGGCCTTGCGCTTGCTTGTCCCATGCGCAGGGAATCCGATTATAGATAGGCGGTCAATCTTGGCGCATAAGCCGCATGTTGTGCAATTGACGTTGTCAGATAGTACCGCCGGACATATTGCTACCTTGCGGCCACTAGGCGTTACTGTTGCCGTCAATTGCTCGCTAGGCAACACAACAACAACCGGGCCTATCTCTAAATCCGCCAGCGTATCGGCCTCTGCTAAGTTATCCGCCGATAGGTTAACGGCAAAGCCCTTAGAATTGGCATAAGCGACACTATGCGCGTTGGCCTCATGTTGTGCGTCAAGATTAACAGACACCGGCTTGTGCGTATAAGTGAAGCCGCGCTTGCCTCTGTTAGCGGCTATCAATTGGTGCAATGCCGTTGCGTCTATTGCATCGCCAGTCCCTGGCAAGTCACCCGCTTGATTGTGCCGCCACAATATGCCCTTAGGTAGCTTGGCAATCTCTGCCATTGCGCTGTCCCATGCAATGCCAGCCTTGCGTTCGGTTACCTTGCGCCATAGCAAAGCAAGCGGCCCGCTATCGGCAAAGCAACCGTTGTGTTTAAGCGGGCAAGATTCCGCGCAAGATTCCTCTGACGTTGTTGTGACTGGCATAGGGCCAGTCTTTGAATTGCGGCTAGTGCGCGTGAATTGTATCTGGTGCATTGTCTCTTTCCCTTTCAATCAATCAAAGTGCATTAAGGCGAGCTTGTGCCGCCTCTTCTCTTTCCGCCCAAGTCTTAAGACGAAGCAATTTGGCTATCAATCTATCGCGCTCATAATGGGCGGTAGTGTCGGCATATGATTCGCCGGACAATATGCCAGCAAGATAGACCGCTTCTGTTTGTGTTAGATATTCCATGTTACTTCCCCTCTTTATCGTTACGGTTGAACAATGTTGCACCGGCTAGCATGCCTAATATCCATAAAAGAACAAACATGTTGAACGGTATATAATGCGATAAATCAAAAGCCATTTGGCCAGTCCCTTTCGTTGTTACCGTTTCGCCAATAGGCATAGCGTGCCGGTTAGTAAAGAGACTATGTGAAGAGATGCAACCGATATGGTTCTAATAATACAACCGTTATGGTTCCTTTATCTAATCACATTATAATGTGCGAGCCTTGCCCCTATATATAATAATGCCGGAACAACATGCCGCTTTATAGTGGTGGATAGATACCGCCGCGCTTCGCTTTTCGCGTGCCTCTGAAGCCATTTGTCCGCTTACTAATACACTGTTACAGTCTGTAAACCGCAGCATTGCATGCCTTTTCACCTATAGGGGGGCGTATGGCACTTTAATTAGACCCCCCCCGCCCCTGCCTTGCGCGGGGGGCGTGTGCGTAGTACTAAACAGACATCGAAGTGTGGCCCCACCCCCCGTACCCCTTGTATTTAACATAATCCCTTCCAAAAAATTCCTAACTTTTTTGCTTGCTAAGTTGTAACATTAGAGTGTAACAGTGATTCACCATCAAAAACGGGAGAAATACGTTGGCTGTTTATGGATACACTCGCGTCTCAACTGAAGACCAGATTGAGAACACATCGCTCGATGACCAAGCCCGCCAAATCCAAGGCATCGTGCTTACGCATAACTTGGAACTGGACCATATCTACGAAGAGCGCGGCGTCTCTGGCGGTGTTCCGCTGCTACGCCGAGAAGAAGGCTGCAAGCTGGCGTTCCTTCGCCCAGGCGATACGGTTATCGTATCGAAGCTAGACCGTATGTTCAGGGACGCACGGGACGCACTAAACGTGATTGCCGACTGGGAGACCGCGAACATCAATCTCATCATCAATGGCTATGGCAATGTCATGGACAAGGCCAACCCGAACGGACGGTTCATGCTAGAGATCATGGCCGTCTTTTCAGGGGGAGAGCGCCGCCGTATCAGAGAACGTGTCACCGCCGGTAAGAGAGCGAAGAGTTCGCAGGGCGGATATGTCGGTGGCAAAGTGCCATTTGGCTTTAAGAAGACAGGCGTAGGCCGCAAGGCCAAGCTGCACCCAGAACCAAACGCGCAGGACGCACTAATAACGATGAAAGCCGCTCGCGTTAAAGGCCATAGCTACCGCGATATTGCTATTATCGTAGCAAAGCGTCATGGTATCACGGTTAGTCATCAGACAATCGCACGGGTAATCAGGGGAGATAAAAATGCAGAAGTCTGAGCCAAACTTCTTTCTGGAGTTTTTGAAGAAGTACCGCGATGATCCCGTTGGGTTCGTGCGGGACATTCTGCGAACCAAACCGGATCCCTGGCAAATCGAGTTCTTAAAAGCGATTAGTTCTGGGAACCGTCGTATCTCTGTGAGGTCAGGCCACGGTGTAGGTAAGTCTACAGCCGCAAGCTGGGCCATGCTGCATTACTTCCTGACGCGGTATCCCGTGAAGGTTGTCGTCACTGCGCCGACATCTGCACAGTTGTTCGATGCGATGTTCGCGGAACTGAAGCGATGGGTGAATGAACTACCTGAAGTGCTGAAGGTTCTGATCGAGGTCAAGGCCGACCGTATCGAACTGAAGGCCGCGTCGAGTGAAGCCTTTATCTCCGCCAGAACGAGCCGCGCAGAAACGCCGGAAGCGTTGCAGGGTATCCACGCCGACAACGTGCTTCTCGTCGCCGACGAAGCGTCGGGTATTCCAGAGAGTGTGTACGAAGCTGCGTCCGGTTCTATGTCGGGCCACAATGCGACAACGCTTCTTCTGGGCAACCCTACCCGAAACAGCGGGTTGTTTTACGATACGCACAACCGATTGAAGGGCGAATGGAAAACCTTCCACGTTAGTTGCCTTGATAGTCCGCGTGTGTCCGATGCGTTTGTTCGGGAGATGCAGCTACGGTACGGTGAGGATAGCCCCGCCTATCATGTGCGTGTCCTTGGTAACTTCCCGCCGCGTGAAGAAGATACGGTTATTCCTGTCGATTTGATTGAGGGAGCCATGAACCGCGAGATCAAGATCGCCAAGCAAACGCGAAGTGTGTGGGGCTTGGACGTTGCGCGTATGGGTTCCGACGCAAGCGCCCTCGCCAAGCGGAGAGGCCCAGTTGTCGAAGAGATACAGACTTGGAAAGGTCTGGACCTTATGCAACTAACCGGCGCGGTCGTGGCGGAGTTTGAGGCGTTGCCGCCATCGGAGCAGCCAGTAGAGATATTGGTCGATAGTATTGGGCTGGGAGCAGGTGTGCTTGACCGTCTGCGCGAACTGGGCCTACCAGCGCGTGGGATCAACGTGGCGGAAAGCCCCGCGATGAAAGGGACTTACGCCAACCTACGCGCCGAATTGTGGTTCAAGTGCAAAGGATGGCTGGCGAACCGTGACGTTAAGATACCAAAGGATGAACAGTTGTTTGCCGAGTTGGCGTCACCGCGCTATACCTTTACCTCTTCTGGCAAGATGCAAGTAGAGAGTAAGGAAAGCATGAAGAAGCGTGGCCTTCCATCGCCAGATAAGGCGGATGCGCTGTGTCTATGCTTGGCCACCGATATATCTACTATTATGCACGGCTATTCAATGGCCAACAAGAGTGGAGCTTTGCGTAGAAATATACGGGGCATTGTTTGACATAGAATAAAGATGTGATATATTTGTTTTGCTCGGTAGGTTTTTCTCTCTCTCCCTCTCCTACCGGGCATCATAGGCAGCTATGGGTGTGCGCGGTTTAGCCGGTAATAGCGACAGAACGACAGGATGCTGCCCCGTTTGTTCGTCCCGCCGCCACCCTCTTTTTGCTTTTCTGTTAATGTTATGCTATAGTTATCCGCAGGGAGCGTACCTGTGGATACTAAAACTTGTCCAACATGCGGCGAAGAGAAGCCAACTGAGAACTTCTACCGCGACAAACGCCAATGTAAATCGTGCTTACGCGACCACCAACGCCGCTACAGAGCGGAACGCCCAGACTATCACCACGGTCGAAACCTTAAACAGCGATACGGTATTACTGTCGATGAGTATGAAACCATCATTGCTAATCAGAATTCTACTTGCCCCATTTGTGAGGTAGAAATACCTGATACAATAGGGTATAAGGGAAAACGACCAAGTGTCGTTGATCATAACCATGAGACTGGTGAGGTTCGCGGTATACTTTGTTCAATGTGTAATTTGGTTCTAGGGTACGCACGAGAAAATACGCATACTCTTTACAAGGCTATTGTATACTTGAGTGAGCGTGGCGCGTATATGCCGAAAGGTAAATGATATGAAAAAGATGGACGCAGCCAAGAAGATTGGCAAAGTAATGGGCGAATATAAAAAGGGTACGTTGCACGCTGGTGTAAACCCTAAAGGCCCAGCAAAGGCTCCCTTGGCTAAATCGCGCAAACAAGCTATTGCTATCGCCATGTCTGAAGCGGGCATGAGCAAGAAGATGAAAAAGAAATAATGCCCGGTATTCTTGATATGATTGGCACTCAAGCATCGCCCGCAACAGCGGAGTTGTTTGTAGTTGGCAAGCCAAAGGGTTTGCTTGAGTCCGGTAATATAAACATACTTGACCGCCCAAAGGTTAAACTTCCTGACGGTAGCGTGGCAACTGTTCACTCAATGTCATTTGAGGACAATAACGGGAATGAGGTTCTTGTTCCAATGATTAGCCCTGATGGTAAAATGTTGTCACAGGCCGAAGCCAAACAGCTTTACAAAGATACAGGGCAGCATCTTGGAAAGTTTAAAAATCCAGATTTGGCAACTGATTATGCTATGAAGCTACATGATCAGCAAGCCAAGTATTACGGGATTAAATAATGGAAACCCAAAAGTTTCTAGGACGTAATCAATTGGTAGACAGACTTGCTGCGCAAGTTGGCGACCGAGATATGGCCGTAGGGCTTTTGATTAAAAACGGGCTTATGACAGCCGATGGCAAGCTAACTGCCAAAGGCCATGCCCGTGATGCTATGACCGCTGAAGAGCGTGCAGTTGATCGTGCGGTGAAACGTAGTGGTAAAAGTCACGGGGATTATGTATACAGCCCCAGTACTAACCGCGCCACATTACGGAAGAGATAGTAAATGGCATATCGTAGTAATCGTAAACCGACCAAGGCTGAAACAGCTAACAATAACCGTATGTATCAGGATACGGGTGTTCCTAATGTCAATTCGGAAAACGACGACAGCGAAGAGTCTGAAACGGAAGACGAGCAGGTAGAAGACCCTGTATCTGAAGAAGAACTTCAGAATATCGTCATCGCCGAAATTGATGATGCGCAAGAATATATTGACGACATCATCTCGCCGCAGCGTGCGCTTGCTGGCCAGTATTATAAAGGCGAACCTTTCGGCAACGAAGAAGAAGGCCGTTCGCAGGCAATCTCTATGGATGTACGGGATACTGTACAGGCCATGATGCCGTCGATCATGCGCGTATTTTTTGCAGCGAACAATGTTGTTGAGTTCGCGCCCAACGGCCCAGAGGATGTTGAGAACGCCGCGCAGGCAACTGAGTATGTGAACTACTGCCTGACACGCGATAACAATCTATTCAACGAATGCCATTCGACGTTTAAGGACGCGCTGATCCGTAAGAACGGGATCATGAAAGTCTGGTGGAATAACGACAAAGACATCACGACCCATTACTTCACGGGTCTTGATGAAGCTACGTTCTCCGTCCTTCAGGCCGATGCTACCGTCGAAGTTAAGGACGTAGAGATTACTTACGGCGAAGTGCCAATGATGCCGCCGGAGATGGAAGGTATGGTGGACCCGATGGGTATGCCACTCCCACCGCCCCCACCACCGCCCGCGATGTACGACTGCACCGTTGTTCGTACAGTTGAGAAGGGCCGTCTGTGCGTTCAGTCCGTACCGCCAGAAGAGTTTCTGATTGACCGCCGTGCGCGTTCAATTGAGACAGCCGAATTTGTAGCCCACCGTCGTTACGTTACGGTATCCGATCTTGTGAAGATGGGCTATGATTTTGATGAGGTTCAAGACCTTGGCTACGAAACGCAAGATGACTTCGGCGGTAACGAAGAAGCATTCGACCGTAACCCGCAAGCGACTGTTCAGGTAACAGGCCGCACCGATACGTCATCGCGTAAAGTCCTCTACATTGAAGGCTATGTGTACGTTGACATGGACGGCGACGGGATTGCGGAACTTTGCCGCGTCTGCGTTGCTGGCTCGGCTAACAAGGTTCTGCATTACGAACCCTGCGACTTTATCCCGTTTGTAGACTTCTGCCCCGACCCTGAGCCACATACCTTCTTCGGTATGTCGATGGCCGACGTGACGATGGACATTCAGCTTATCAAGTCAAACATCCTGCGTAACACGCTCGACAGTTTGGCCCAGTCGATCCATCCGCGTACTGGCGTTGTTGAAGGCCAAGTCAACATTGAAGACGTGATGAACACCGAAGTCGGTGGCATCATCCGTATGCGTGCGCCTGGTATGGTGCAGCCGTTTACGATTCCGTTTGTCGGCCAGCAAGCCTTTCCGATGTTGCAGTATATGGATGAACTGCGCGAAAACCGTACAGGTATCTCAAAGGCTGCGGCTGGATTGGATGCAAACGCGCTTCAGTCTTCAACCCGCGCTGCGGTTGCGGCTACGATCTCTGCTGCGGCGCAGCATATCGAACTGATCTGCCGTATCTTTGCCGAGACAGGTATGAAGAACCTGTTCCGTAAATCAATGCAGCTTATCGCCAAGAACCAAGATGCGCCACGCATGGTCCGTCTGCGTAATAAGTTTGTCCCGATTGACCCGCGTGCATGGGACGCGAACATGGATGTTATTGTTAACGTCGCTATCGGCGTTGGCAGCAATGAAGAGAAGATGGCGTTCTTAGGCCAAGTCGCGCAGAAGCAAGAGATGCTTATGCAGATGGGCGGACCGCTGGCCGACATGCAGGGCTACTACAATACCCTAGCCCAGATGATGGCGTTGGCTGGGTACAAAGACCCGACCGTATTCTTCAACGACCCAGCCACGATGCCGCCTCCGCCTCCGCCTGCACCACCGCAGCCGACACCGGAAGAGATGCTGTCGCAGGTTCAGATGGAAGCAATCCGCGCTGACATCCAGAAGAAGGCAGCAGAACTTGAATTGCAGCGCGAAGACATGCTGCGCAAGGACGACCGTGAGCGCGACAAACTTGACGCAGACCTTATGATTAAGGCCGCTGAGATTGAAGCCAAGTACGGCACGCCTGTTAACACGGCCAGCATCGAAGCGTTGATCCAGCGTGATCGTGAGATGGTACGCCAGCAAGAAGAAATGCAGCGCGCCGCTATGCAGGCCCAACAGGAGGCGCAGATGGCGCAAGCCCAGCAGATGGCGCAGGCAGTTCAGCAAGCACAGATGCAACCTGAAATGCCGATGCAACCTGAACTCCCCCCAGAAGGTATGGTGTAATGGCTATAGACTATAACTTTAACGACCCCGCCCTACAGGGAATTTTGGCTGCTGCGGGGCCTATCATGGATACGCCCCGTCAGGCGGCGGTTATGCCAATGACGCAACAGGCTGTTGCTCCGGATTACCTAAGCATGTTGGCAGGCTTAGACCTAAGCGGTCTAGGCGGACTGAACTTCTCAGGCTTTGGTGGCGGTCGGATGGGCGGTGTAATCCAAGACCCAAACATACAGTATATCAAAGCGCCAATATCTAACAAAGGCAACCCTACAGGAAAGATGGGCGGCAATGTTTTTGCGATAACGCCTAACCAGCCGGTGCGCCTCGTTGACCTTAACACCAAAACGATTGTGTTCGAGGGTACAGGACCCGAAGCTGCACGCAAAGCGACTGAATTAGGTCAGAGCATAACCGACGCGAGGGGGCGCAAGGCGTCATACGACATTCAAACGGCGGACACAGCGGGTAAGTATGTGACCGTAGCTAACGAGAAAAGAAACAAAAGTTTTCTGGGTGAGGTCGCCAACGTAGTTGGTACGGTGGCACCATTGGCGTTAAGTTTTGTGCCGGGCTTCGGCCAACTTAGTCTTCTTGCGAAAGTCGCAGCCGCCGCTGGAGCGGGTGGCTTAGGCGCGGCGCTCAAGGGCGACGACATTCTAAAAGGCGCGCTACTTGGTGGCGCTACCGCCGGTATAGCAAGCGGCACTGGGCTTGATAAAGCCCTTGGTGGTGTCTTAGGCAACGTGGGTCAAAGCGCGGCGCAAGCTGGCGGTCAAGCCGCCGCTGACGCTACGGGCGATATTGTTGTAAAGGGCCTTACTAAACTTGCGCAAAGCGCAGGCGGTGCAGCCGCCAACACCTTGCTGTCTCAAGGCCTAAAAGGCGGACTGAGCGAAGTCACTGGCTACAAGACGCCAGCCGAGAAGTTTGCGCAGCAGCAAACGCCAGCAGTGCAACCGCCCGTCGATATGTACGCCGGTCTCGACCCTATCGACGTACTCGCAAGTAGGTCATATCTGTCACCTGAAGCATTGGCTGCTGTAATGGGTGTGGGCGGCCTTACCGCCGCCACGGCAGGCAATGTTGGCGCAGGCTCAAATGTTGTCGATGGTGTCGACCAAGACACAGGTGACATCGTTGTTAGCAAATACCGACCCATAAATCCTCCGGGCGGCCTTGCTCCTATATCTATTTTGGGAGCAGGATTAGGTACTGGCTCTATACTTAACAGTTTAGGCCCGCTTAATACCCTTCCGTCGGACCCCGCGTTGATGCAACCTGAAGTTACCACGCCGCAAGCAGTAACGACTATTCCTCCTGAAGGCGCTATAGTTCCTACTCTAGGCCCACTAGTCGCCCCGCCATCAACACCGCCAACGGCTCCAGGTAATGGTGGCGTTCTCGGCACTGGCTTAACTGTACCTCAACTTCTGTCTATTGGTGGTGTCGGGGCCGATCTTCTACAAAGCCTGTTAGCTGGTGGCGGCGGCGGTACAGGAACCGGATCGCCGTATGTCTCGCCATTTGGAACAGGCGGAGGCTTCGCCCCTGGCCGTGATATGCGCGCCAATCCAAACATCCTAGATTATGAGCGGTATGGTTTTGGCCCAGAAGCTATGTTCTTCCGGCCAGAGTATAGCGGCCTTCTTCCCGCAAATGCTCCGGCCCAAGCACCGCCAGCAATGACCATCAACCCTGCGTACATGCCGCTAATCTGATGGACCCTATAACAAAAGCTAACCACGCAAGGCGACTTCTTGAGGATGACATTCTCAAGGAGGCATTTGCCCAAGTGGAAAAAGATATTTTTGAAGAGTGGCGCATGTCTGGCTACGCCGACAACGACGCCCGCTCTGACATGTTTCACACGCTCAAAGGACTTGATCGTTTGAAAGCCCGCCTACAGGCAATCCTTGACGATGGCTTAGTCGCCAAATCGAGGAGTTAACATTTATTAAAGAAGGTGCTATATGACGGAACAAGTCGGCAACCCCGGTGGGATCGGCCTCCACGAAGCAACACTAGCCATCGACCAACTACTTGGCCCGAATGAGGACAACCAAGACACGGCTGAGGCGCAAGAGCCTGAAGAGGCTCTGGACGAAGCGGAAGAAACTGAAGCTAATTATGAAGCTGATGATGACACCGAACAGTCCGACCCGGATGAAGAGGACGACAACGAAGAGGTTATCGAACAGGAACTTCCTGACGATCTAACTATCAGGGTTAAACTTGATGGTGAAGAAACGGAAGTCACCCTTGACGAACTTCGGAAAGGTTATTCTCGTTACTCGGATTACACACGGAAAACTCAGGCATTAGCGGAAGAACGCAAGTCGTTCCATGGCGAAGCCGAAGCGATCCGTGTGGAACGCGCTCAATACGCGGAACTGCTCCCAGTGCTTAAATCGCAACTTGAGATGCAGTCCCAAGCTGAGCCTGATTGGGACAATCTTTATGAAGAAGACCCCATTGAGGCAGCGCGGTTAGAACGGCATTGGAATAAGTCTCGCCAAGAGCAAGCCGCTAAACTTCAGGCTATTAATACTGAACAGCAGCGTATTGCCCAAGAGATGAGCAAAGAGCAACAGCGGGCATTGGCTGACATTGTACAGTCAGAGCGCGCCAAACTCACCGACGTAATTCCTGAATGGAAAGACGAAGGTACAATGCAAAGCGAAGCTAAGGAACTTCGTGAATGGGCTATAAACAATGGGTTTAGCGAACGCGACCTAAGTGCACTTGTTCAAGCTACTCACGTCTCAATCCTACGCAAAGCGATGATGTTTGATAAGGGTTCGAAGAAAGTGGAAAAAGCGAAGGCACAGCCAAGGAAGGTTGCGCGGATCGTTCGTCCTGGTTCTTCTGGTACTCAGATCAATTCACGTTCTACCGATGTAAAGAATGCGTCCCAGCGTCTTGTACGCAGTGGCCGTATCGCAGATGCAGCGGCCCTGTTGGATAAACTCATTTAACAAGGAAATGAACTAATGGCTATTGTAGCAAATACTTTTACCCGGTACTCCGCTATCGGTATTCGTGAAGACCTGTCGAATGTTATCTATAACATCTCACCAGAAGAAACTCCGTTCATCTCGAACATTGGCCGCGAAAGCGTCAAGAACACATACTTCGAGTGGCAGACGGACGCTTTGGCTAGTGCTTCAGCTTCTAACGCCGCGCTTGAAGGCGACGACGTTTCTTCGTTCACTGCTGTTGTCCCAACCTCTCGCGTTGGTAACTACACGCAGATCAGCACGAAGAATGTTGTCATCTCCGGCACGCTCGAAGCTGTTGACAAGGCCGGTCGTCGTTCGGAACTGACCTATCAGCTTGCTAAGCTTGGTTCGGAACTGAAGCGTGACATGGAAGCCGCTCTGCTTGCTAACCAAATTTCGGTTGCAGGTAACACCACGACTGCTCGTCGTACCGCTGGTCTGCCTGCTTGGTTGACCTCCAGCACTTCGTTCGGCACTGGCGGGGCTAACCCAACAGTTGGCTCAACCCCGACTGCTGCTCGTACTGATGGTACGCAGCGTGCATTCACGGAAGGCTTTCTGAAGACTGTTATCCAAGGCGTCTGGACGCAGGGTGGCACTCCTAAGATGCTGATGGTTGGTCCTTTCAACAAGGTCGCCGCGTCTGCATTCACGGGTATCGCTACTCGTTTCCGTGATGTTCCTGCGGGTCAACAGGCACAGATCGTCGGCGCAGCCGACATCTATGTGTCTGACTTTGGTACGGTTAACATCGTTCCTAACCGCTTCCAGCGTGACCGTGATGCGTTCGTAGTCGATCCTGATTACGCCTCGTTGGCAGTTCTTCGTCCGATCCAGCAGGAACTTCTTGCTAAGACCGGCGATGCTGAGAAGCGTTTGATGCTCGTTGAGTACGGCCTGAAGGTTAACACCCAGGCGGCTCATGGTATCGTGGCCGATTTGACCACTTCGTAAGCACTAACTGGGTGAGGGGGCCAAGTGCCCCCTCATCTAACTATAGAGGGTTTTATGGCAAAACGTCTTATTAGCGACGATAAGTTTACCGGCATTAAAACATTTTATGACTACGATGCCGGTACTGATGAAGCGGTGATTTCCAAAGAACAGGACTTCGCCCCTATTATCGAACAGAACAAGCGTGAGTTTAATGAAGCACCTGAACGCTGGGGTGAATGGTCTAAGGTTGGCAGCATCCCACTTTCGCTGTATTATGAACTTGAACGTAAGGGCATTCTGAAAGATCAGAAGGCGCTCGCTAAATGGCTGAACGATCCTGACAACAGAGCGTTCCGCACAAGGTCGGGAACTATCTAATGGCAATTACAACGTACTCTGAATTAAAGACCGCCGTTGCTGATTTCCTTAACAGGGATGATCTTACGACGGCTATTCCAAATTTCGTTGCATTAGCGGAAGCGTCTTTAAACCGCCGTATGCGCGCTCCCGAAATGGTGACGCGGGCAACGGTAACGGTTGACGCAGAGTACGAGAACCGTCCGGCTGATTGGCTTGAGACGATTCGGTATCAGATCAATACAAACCCAATCGGTGTTCTTCAGTTTGTTACGCCGGAAGAAGCCAGCATACAGAAGACCAAGTTTTCTGTGCAAGGCGCGCCGCTATTCTTCTCAACTGTTGGTACTCAGTTCCAACATGTTCCAACGCCGGACACAGCTTACACGGCAGAGTTGATGTACTACGCCCGCGTTGCTGGCTTGTCGGACGCGAACACTTCTAACTGGCTTTTAACTGCTAATCCTGATATATACCTATACGCAACGCTTGTTCAAAGCGCGCCATATTTGAAAGAAGATGAGCGCATTG